AGTTCAAATGCTAAAAGGAGAAATGTATGCTAGAAGTAAAGACAACGGTTAGTATTGGCGCCATCACAGAGGCTTATTGCCTACTAACTTCTTATCTTCGTGAGGAAGGTAAAGTTCGTTCCTCCTACGATAGTGATAAACTACAGAAAGCAGTATTGTTTCTCGCCGAGATTATAAAAGAAGGTGAGTTTGGTATAAATAAGATTTCTATCAATGAAGATATTCCTGACCATGATGGCAGAGGACATGCGTGACATGCGTGAGACGCACAAAAGAACACTGGTAAGAATGATTAGTTATAGAATAACTGCTTGGTTATTCACTATATTCTGGACTTTTTTGTTCACAGGTAATATAGGAACTTCTACAGGATTTGCCACTGTGTTACATATTCTTTTGAGTATCGACTACTATATACATGAAAGAATATGGATAAACATTAAATGGGGACTTAAAGAAAGGTGATTAATATGAAGAAGATTTTGATTGTTACCGCACTACTATTCAGCACGACCGCAATGGCCGATCCATACGGCACTTATTACAATCCCGTTCAGGATCCACCGTTCACTGGTGACTGGTCAGTTCCTGTTCATCGTGGCATGTATTGTGTCCAGGGAACTTGGCATCGTGGTTGGCTACGTCCTTGGGAAGGTTCTATCGTTATCAAGCCTTCTTGTGGTACCGCAGTCTATCAGATTCCAGGCTAAATAGTTTAGTGCCCCTATGGCAGAGTGGTTATGCGGTCGTCTCTAAAACGACTTTACGTGGGTTCAAGTCCTACTAGGGGCACCATTCAACAAAAGGAGAATAATATGAAAGAAGTTTTTATGTAGGTTGCTAGATCACCACCCTTGTTTCCTAATTCACATTATGGACCAGTTATTAGAAAGGAAACAAAATGAGTATTGAACTAAAGATCAAATCAAAGCACCTCGGACTAGAAGCAAAAGTTATCAAGCACGAGGAACGTAAACTCAAAAAGCAAATTCGTTGGGCGGCCAGTCGTCAGGCTCTTCCGCTGAATCTTGTGTATAAGTATCAGTCTATTCATAATCATCGTGTATGGGATGTTCGGAATGAAAATCGTGCCACATTTCTTGCCCGTGCTTATCTTGCTGGTAAACCTTATCGATCTGTCGAGCATAAGCGTAAGGACGAATCAGTATTCAATGATTGGATTCTGCCTAGAGTGTTTGAAATGGTGAACAAGTATGGTCCTAAGGAGAATACAATCTATAAAGGTTTTAGGGAACCATATAAAGGTGCAAATCATAAAGTTCATTGTTACGATAAAGAACAGCTTGAAGCATTTATGAATAAACTAAAAGAGTGGGCTAAACTTGACTAAACTCTAAATAGAAGTAGACCCTCGGGTCTTCTTTCGAAAGGAGAATATGATGTTTCCATATAAAACATATCTAATGGCTCTAGTTGTATCTGTTCTACCATGGGTAACCGAAAAACTCGGCATGGTCGATTGGAATGGATTGCTACTAGGTTGGGGCGTGCCAGAAAACATGGTCGTTCCAGCAGCAACCGCAGTTAGCGGTGTTATCATGATTGTAATGCGTTTCATTACACAGGTAACAACCGTTCATACTGCTCTATTGACAGAGCCACCAAAAGAATAATGGATTGGGCGGATTTACTCCGCCCTTTTCACTCTAGCGTCAGCGTCTTTCAGAAACTTACGAATGCTTTCTATGGAGCTTTTACATGTCAAATTGTTCTTATGTAGTTGAACAATCAACTTGGCAACCTGACTGTCCGTCAGAGTGTTCCAGTTCGGAAAATGTTTCACAACAGGACAGTAATACATTGCCTCGTCAGGATGCACAACCATATGACGATATGATTTCACAACCTGCTTCGTGTCATTACAAGAAGCCAGTAGTATTACTGCTACCAATAGAATAATCTTTTTCATTTCATTTCTCCGAGAGACTTGATAGTGTCTTTCAATATCTGTGAGGACTCTTTGTCACGACCAGCACCAACATGTTTATCAATTTGTGTATTGACTGCCTCTAGTTTCTTCTCTAGTTCCTTGTTCTCCAGAAGAAGTTCATTGATTCGTTCCGATCTTGTTCTATACAAGTCTTCCACTTCACCGATATATCTATCACGATCCTTTATAGTTTGTTCCAACTGATTTATGTTATACTGTTGGAGAGCTATTTGTTTTTCCTGATCAACAATCTGTCTATGTTTGGAATACATACCGCCGACAAGTCCAAAAACAAGAACCAAAATGGAAATCCACTTCAAAGCACCTGATGAAATTAGTGATAAAAGAATTGTGGGCATCTTGACACCTCCGAGCGTCCTGCTATACTATATATCTATGCGAGGAAAGAAATGATCCTATGTTCCTGTAACGCTCTATCATCCAACACAATCAAACAAATTCTAACCAATCACGAAGGAGATGTTCCTTCTGTCCAACAGATTATGGAGAAACACGGTTGTTCCGTAGTTTGTGCGACTTGCGCCCATACAATCAAAGTTGAGATAAGGAAACATTATGAAAACGTATCAATACTACGAACAGAATGTTGATGAACCTATAACAGTCACCGATCAACAAATTCTATATGACTTTTGGGACTATTGGGAATGTAAAATGTCTCAGAAGTTCGGGTATGATGATCCGAAAATCACTCACGAAAATTGTATTCAAGATTGGATCACAACTCATGGTGCATGGGAGAAAAAAGTATGATGAAAAAATATAAAATTTATGCTGAACCCGATTCTTTTAGAGCAGGAAAACTTTACTGGAGAGTTTGTGTTCGTGAATGGGTTCTTATCTTTCCTAGTTGGAAATGGATTGCAACTTTTGAATCAAAAGAAGATGCTTTGAAGTCTGTCAATGAACTTATTGAAGCAGGAAAGGCTATTTACAAGTGAAAGTCAAAATCGGACCATATAAGAACTGGTATGGACCCTATCAGATTGCTGAATGGGTTCCGTTTCTAAATGAAGACCAGAAGGATACACTAGGTGATTGGCTAGCCCAGACTTGGCTTACCAACATCTGCGACTGGATTTATAAAATTCGTGGCGAACGTAAGATCAAAGTTCGTATTGATCCCTATGATACTTGGAGTATGGACAATACTCTCGCTCATATCATTCTACCTATGCTCAAGCAGCTAAGAGATACCAAGCACGGTTCTCCTATGGTTGATGATGAGGATCTTCCTCCACATATGCGATATAGTGATCCTAAATTTGATGAAAATGGTTGGGACATGGGTGACAACTGGGTTCACTATAAGTGGGAATGGGTTCTAAATGAAATGATTTGGGCATTTGAGCAGGAACTTGATGAAAACTGGGAGGATCAGTTTTATCATGGCACTGCTAATTATGTAGAAATTCCGGTGCCTTGTGAAGAAGATGGATTCAAAATACACAAAAATGTAGATGATTCTGAGGATTGTTTCAAACTAGAGCAAACAAATCCAGATTATTGGGTTGACTATGAGGGCATGAAGCGTTATAATGAACGCATTCAGAACGGCTTCCGACTATTCGGAAAGTATTATCAGAACCTGTGGGACTAAGGAGAATATGGTATGCACATTCTAGAAAGATATTATCTTGTTGATGATAATGGTAACGAACATGAATTGAAATGTAAGGTTCAGACAGATATTGCTATGTTGAGAGAAGAAACGAATCATACTGCAAATAAAGAAATGCTAAAAATTAGAAACAACGAGTTGTTAGCTGAATTGTCAATGATGGGTGTTCAGTAAAAGGAGAATAACATGGTACCTTCAAGTGAGAGCAACATGCATGTCCTAGAGACTGCATTCAAGCAGCGTGCCTTTGATGGCAAGTGGGATTAAAATGGAAAAGATTGATTTATTTTCTTGCCCGGTGTATAAAACTAAGATTAATGGGTCTTTATACAATAAGCAAGAATTGTATGAATCTTTAGAAAAAAATTTTTTGATTTCACCTAAAAGGTTTTCTCCTGATACTCAGTATCCTATTTCAAGCTTCCACACTTATCATAACGATTGGGAAAATCCAAAATTTCAGAAAGTTTCATTCCTGGAATTACTACCAATATATGATGAGATAATTATAAATTTTATGAATGAAGTGTTTGCAAATAAAAAATGTGAATATGAGTGGCACATTACCAACGTCAATGTGGGAAAAGATGGGTCTATGGAAAGTCATAATCACCTCATAGATAAACAATACACAACGGGATATGTTATGATTCATTACATGTCTTTTGATAAAGAAAAACACTCTCCTACAACATTCACAAACTATAGTTATTTAAAACATAATCCTAACATTATGGAGATAGGTTCATACGTTGATGATACGGATCCCAAAAATTCCTTTTATTTCTCGAATTATAGTTTGACAACAGAAGAAGATGATGTTATAATATTTCCACACTATCTTGAACATTCTGTAAAACCAACGAATAGAGATGACATAGATAAATTACGAATCATAGTAGCAATAAATATTTCTGTTAAAATACAAGGAGAATAACATGGTACCTTCAAGTGAGAGCAATATGCATATCCTAGAGACTGCATTCAAGCAGCGTGCCTTTGATGGCAAGTGGGAACGAATTGTCAAGATTATGGATCTTGATAACTCTTATTCATTCGTGAATGAGAATGGTAATCGCACTACTCTAATTCCAGAGAAGTGGGTAACGGTCGGTGTTTACGACTATCTAATGGAGATTGTTGACTAATGGCTACAAATTTGAAAATCATTCGTTTTCTTAATGAAGAAATTATGGGAGAAATCGTATCGGAAAATGATACGAGCATTACGGTTAGAAATCCTGTCCGTATTGTCGTAGTGCCTTCCAAGTCTGACCCTAAAAATCCATCAGTTGGATTTGCACCATACTGTGAGTGGACCGATGACAAAGAATTTGTTTTAAGTAAGAACTTTCTGGTCTATAAGGCAGAACCTCTCACAGTATTCGTAAATCAATATAACCAGCAGTTTGGTGGTATTATTGTTCCAGATACAAAGATCATTACTTAATGAATAAATTCTACACTAATGTTGAGATATGGGGTGGCAAAATCCTATATCGTGGAGTTGAAAACGGCCGTCGTGTGCGACACAAGGTGGATTACAACCCCACCTTGTTCGTTGCTTCGAATAATCCTACCAAATATACCACCATTTACGGTGAGTATGTTGCACCTGTAAAACCGGGCAACATTCGAGAGTGCCGAGATTTCGTAAAACAGTATGAAGGTGTAGATAACTTCAAGATTTATGGTAATCAAAGATATCAATACTGTTTTATTGCTGACGAGTTTCCCGGCACAGTTAATTGGGACGTTTCACAAATTCGTATAGCCAATATCGATATCGAAGTTGGTGAACCTCCAGAAGGTGGGTTTCCGGAACCGGATAAAGCAAACGGCCCAATAACTGCTATTACAGTGAAAATGTTCGATCATTTCATGACGTTTGGTTGTGGTGATTATGACAATCATCGCAATGATGTGACATATATAAAATGTTCGGACGAGTTTGATCTTATTCGATTGTTCGTTGACTGGTGGCAATCAGATTATCCTGATATCATCACAGGTTGGAACGTCCAGAACTTCGATATTCCCTATCTTGTCAATCGTATTGCCAAACTCATTGGCGAAAGTGAAGCAAAGAAACTTTCACCTTGGGGTGTGATCAACAGTAAACTAGTTGATCTTGGTATGAACCGTAAGATCAATTCTTTTTCGATACAGGGTATTGCCACTCTTGATTTGCTAGACCTTTATCAACGATATGCTCCTGATGGTAAATCGCAGGAATCATATAAACTTGATAATATCGGACATGTTGAATTGGGTGAACGTAAACTGTCTTATGAGGAGTTTGGCACGCTACACAACCTATATAAAGAAGATTATCAGAAGTTCATCGACTATAACATCAAAGACGTTGACCTTGTTGACCGTATTGATGAAAAGAACAAGTTGATTGAACTTGCTCTAACTCTTTCATATGATAACAAATGTAACTACGAGGATGTGTTCGCACAGGTACGCATGTGGGACGTGATTTGTTTTCATCATTTCAAGTCCAAGAATAAAGTATTTCCTCCTATTGAAAGACACGAAAAGGAGGCTGCCTATGTTGGCGCTTATGTTAAAGACCCTATTACTGGTTTCCATGATTGGGTGGCTAGTTTTGACGTTAACTCGGAGTATCCGTCTGTTATTATGGGGTCCAATATCTCTCCTGAGACGATTATCGAACCTAGTGCTTATAGCGATTGTATGCGTTCTATTATATCCGCTAATGTCACTGTTGATCGCCTTCTTAATCAATCTATTGATACATCATGTCTAAAGGACGAGAACGTTTGTTTGGCCGCTAATGGTCAGTTCTATCGCCGTGACAAGCAAGGATTCATGCCTGAAATGGTCGAAAAGATGTTTGCTGACCGTAAAGTCTATAAGAAGGCGATGTTAGATGCAGAAGCACAATACGAAAATGAAACCGACGAAGAAAAGAAGAAAGAACTTAAAAAGACGATTGCAAAATACAACAATCTGCAACTCTCTAAAAAAGTATCGCTCAACTCGCTATACGGGGCATTGGGTTCAAAGTATTTTCGGTTCTTCGATTTACGAAATGCGATTGCAATCACGACTACGAGTCAATTGTCAATTCGCTGGATCGAAAAATCGGTTAATAAGTATCTCAACAAACTACTGAAAACGGAGAGCGATTATGTTATTGCAGTCGATACTGATTCAGTTTACCTTGCACTTAAGGATGTGGTATGCCAGACGTTGCGTGGCGATGTTAAGGATACTGCAAAAGCCATCGCTTTCATGGACAGAGTATGCGAAAGTAAATTGCAACCTGTTATTGATAAGGCTTGCGGAGAACTTGGCGAATACACTAACGTCTTTCAGCAAAAGATTGTCATGAAGCGAGAGGTCTTGGCAGACAAAGCAATCTGGACTGCCAAGAAGCGATACATTCTAAATGTCCATAACTCCGAGGGTGTGCAGTATGCCAAACCCAAGAAGAAGGTTATGGGTCTAGAGATGATCAAATCCTCGACGCCGACCGCATGTAGAGACAAACTAAGAGAATCCATTGATGTTATCTTTGACGCAAATGAAGAAGCTATCCAAACTTTCATTCAGACTTTCCGTAGTGAATTTGAAACTCTACCTTTGGCGGACATTGCATTTCCTCGTGGCGTCAATGGACTGGATAAATATTCAGACAAGAAAAGCATATATGGATCTGGTTGTCCTATCCATG